TTTGAAAAACTATGGAAAAAAGAGGCAGAAAATCGGCAGCATCACTAGAGGTTGTGCATGGTGTTTCGGCTGTCCGCAGGCCAGCGCCACCTGTAGAGCTGACGGATGAACAGGCTGCGGAGTGGACCGCCATTGTTGAGCGGATGCCTGCTGACTGGTTCCCGCGTGAAACACACCCCATGCTTGCCCAATACTGTCTGCACGCGGTATCGCAGCGAAAGATAAGCGCCCTGATTGAAAGCCTGCTGGCCCGAGATGAGTTCGAGGTTGACGAATACGATAAGCTTTTAAAAATGCAGGAGCGCGAAGGCCGCGCCATGAGTTCGCTGGCCACGCGGATGCGGATTTCCCAGCAAGCCCAGTACAACAAAGACAAGAAAAGGGGTGGCGGGACGGTTAAGAGACCGTGGGAGAGTTAACTAGGTCTGCGCGAAACATAGCGTGGATTGAAAAGCACTGCCGCATTCCAGAGGGCCGGGATGTTGGTAAGCCGGTTGTGTTGCGCGACTGGCAACGGCGCGAACTCGAAAAGATATATGACAACCCGCACGGCACGCGCCGCGCTTTAATCTCATTTGGACGAAAGAACGGCAAAACCGCCCTGGTTGCTTTCCTGCTGTTGCTGCACTTATGTGGCCCGGAGGCCCAGCCGAACAGTCAACTATATAGCGCGGCGCAGTCTAGGGAACAGGCGGCGATACTGTTCTCACTGGCGGCAAAGATGGTGCGGATGAATGCCGTGCTATCTGAGTATGTGTCTATTAGAGACAGTGGAAAAACATTAGCCTGCCCTGAACTTGGAACTCTTTATAGGGCGCTGTCTGCTGAAAGTTCTACAGCATTTGGCCTGTCCCCTGTCTTTGTGGTGCATGACGAACTAGGGCAGGTTAGAGGGCCGCGCAGCAGCCTTTATGAAGCCCTAGAGACTGCGGTAGCGGCGCATGATAACCCGCTGTCAATCGTTATCTCGACGCAAGCACCAACGGACGCTGATCTGTTTTCTGTCCTGATTGATGACGCGAAGTCCGGCAAAGATAAGCGCGTCGTTTTGAGTCTGTACGAATCGGATGAAGAATCCGACCCGTTTGTCGAGGAAACGATAAGGCAGGCTAACCCGGCCTTTGGTGATTTTCAGAATGCCCGCGAAGTGCTGGCGATGGCTGAAGACGCCCGCCGGATGCCGTCGAGGGAAGCGGAGTACAGGAACCTTGTTCTGAACCAGCGTGTGCAGGCGCACAACCCGTTTATTTCCCGTTCTGTATGGGAGTCCTGCGGTGGCGAACCAGAACCGCTTGGGTCTGAGCCGGTCATGGTTGGTCTTGATTTGTCTGCGCGGGTTGACCTTACCGCTGCTGTGATGGTGTTTGAGTCTGATGGGCTGAAGCACGTTCATGCACTTTTTTGGATGCCAGAACAGGGGTTGGTTGAGCGGTCTAGGCGGGACCGGGTGCCGTATGACGTTTGGGCGGATCAGGGTTATATCAGGACCACGCCGGGCGGGTCCGTTGATTACGAGTACGTTGTAAGCGACCTGGCCGACATCTTCGCGGACACACCGCCACGGCAGATAGCGTTTGACCGCTGGCGCATAGATGTATTTCAGAAGGAACTAGAGCGGGCTGGGCTTGATTGGCCAATGTCAGAGCATGGGCAGGGTTACAAAGATATGAGTCCTGCCCTTGATGCGCTAGAGGCCGAGTTATTAAACGGACGAGTCAGGCACGGCATGAACCCTGTTCTGACGATGTGCGCGGCCAATGCCGTGGTGAGCCGCGACCCTGCGGGGAATAGAAAACTGGATAAGCACAAAGCAAACGGGCGCATTGATGGCATGGTTGCGCTGGCAATGGCAATGGCCTGTTCTAACGATGATGACCAGGGCGACTTTGACGCTTACCTGTCCGATTTAGCGAGGCAATTTCAATGAGTTGGTGGTCAAAATTATTTGGAACAGGTGCGTTAAGTAACCCTGACGAGGGTGTTCAGGCATCAGGTCCAATCACGGTTAAGACGGACGCGAACATCACCGTCACCGATGAGCGGGCAATGATGGTGTCGACAGTATATGCCTGCGTTCGATTGCTGGTACAGACCGGCTCAACGCTTCCGATGGCATTTTATCGGCGCACCGATGACGGCAGGGAAGCACTGCCCGAAAATCATAACCTGGTCCAGATTCTCAAGTACCGGCCAAACAACTTTATGACAGGCAAAGAATTTAGGTCTGCCATGTGGACTGCCCGCGTGCTTTGGGGGAACGCATACGCGAAAATTAACCGGCTAGGCGGGCGCATCACATCGCTAGTGCCGCTGAAGCCCAACAAAATGACGGTTGAGCGCGTTGGTGATGGCCTGCTGTACACCTACGAAGGGGACACGGCGAACAAGAAAGAATATAACCAGAACGACATTCTGCATATCAAGGGGTTCGGGGATGGTGTCATGGGCCTTTCGGCCCTGGCGCACGCCCGGCACACGCTGGGTATTTCGGTATCTGCGGATCGGTATGCTTCCCGCTCGTTCAGCGGAAGGCCGAACGGCGCTTTGATGCTTGACCGCATCTTGACATCCGAGCAGCGGGCCGAGTTGCGGAAGGTTTATGGCGGTCTGGAATCGTCCAGCGTGTACAACGCGGACGGCCAAATGATGATTCTTGAAGGCGGCATGAAGTACGAAGGCTTCAGTATGCCGCCGGATGATCTGCAAATGCTCGAATCGCGCACCTTTCAGGTGCCGGAGATTTGCCGTTTCTTTGGCGTGCCGAGTGTCATGGTGGATGGATCGGCTGGTGCCACGGCAGCGTGGCCAGCATCGTATGAGCAGCAGGTTCTTTCCTTCCTGACATTCGGCCTGAAGCCATATCTTGAAGAATGGGAGGACAAGGTTACGTTCTCCCTGTTGTCGCCATCAGAGCGGTCTGAGGTCTTTGCAGAGCATAACGTTGAGGGCTTGCTGAGAACAGACTCGCAGGCGCGGGCAAGCTACCTGTCCACGATGGTGCAGAACGGGCTTATGTCCCGCAACGAATCACGCATGAAGTTGAACCTGCCGCGAGTCGAGGGCGGCGATGAGTTGACGGTTCAGGTCAACCTGACTGGTATCAATGACTTACCAAAGGCGGTGAACGATGTTACTGAATAAATTTTACAATCCCCTTGAAGATTGCCAGATTAAATTTGCCGATGATGACCGCCGTGGCGTGTTTACGGGCTATGCCTCAGTATTTGGCGGCATTGACAGTTACAAAGACACGATTATGAAGGGTGCCTTCACGGATACCCTGGAAAATCGCAAGCGGTCAGTGAAGATGTTTTATGGCCACAATCCGGGCCGGGTGATTGGCAAATGGCTCGAGATCACAGAGGATGACACGGGGTTGCATGTAATGGGTGAGTTCACGCCAGACAATACAGACGCGCAAAACGTTTACGCATCCATGAAGCACGGCGCGGTTGATGGTTTATCTATCGGGTTCCGAATCCCCAAAGGCGGGTCAGAGGATATAGAAGACGGTGGACGCAGAATCAATAAAGTTGATCTTGTCGAGATTAGCGTTGTCTCGCTACCAGCGGATGAAGACGCTTCGATCCAGACTGTTAAGTCAGTCGCTGACGAGATCAAAAGCATAGAGAGTTTGAGGGACGCGGAGCTGTTCCTGAGAGAGTCAGGCAGTTTCCCGCGCTCGATGGCAAAAGCCTATATTGGCCAGTTGAGGTCTGTTTTTCTGCGGGAGGCAGAAACGATCAAGCAACAAACCGAGGCACTCAATGACGGACGCAAGTTTCTTGATGAAATTGTCCGCAAACTTCACAACACTAAGAGGTAATATTTCATGAGCAATGAAAATGCCCAGGTGGTGCTTGAGCGTGCCGATCTTGAAGCGGCTATGGTTAAAGCTACCGAGAACCTGGAATCCGTAGCAGAGAAGGCAATGGGCGAGGCCCGCGATGCCAATTCTGTATCTGTTGAAACGAAATCAGCCGTTGAAAAGTTGACGGAAAAGGCCGCTGAGATTGGCGACCGCCTGATTGCCCTTGAGCAGCGCGAGTCTGAGATTGACGCACCTGTTCTGAAGTCGCTTGGTGAGCAGTTCATCGAGAGCGAAAGCTTCCAGGCAATGGCAGAAGGCCGTCAGTCCCGCGCCAAGCTGGAACTGAAGACGGCGATTGTCAACACTTACCCCGAGTCTTCGGTGCAGCCGCTTGTTCAGGGCGACCGCATGATGCAGGTGTACACCACGCCGAATCGCAGGCTGACGCTGCGCGACATTATGCCGGTGATGCCGACTGATTCAAACCTGATCGAGTTCACCCGCGAGAATGCGTTTACCAATAACGCAGGCCCGCAGCGTGATACCGCATCCCCGCTGGCAGCGGTTGAAAACCAGACTCTGCCCGAGAGCGCGAACACCTTTACCCTGGCGACCACTCCGGTGGTTACTCTGGGCCACTGGATTCCCGTGTCTCAGCAGGTTATGGGCGACAGCCCGATGCTGGCCGCGCATGTCAATTCCCGCCTGATGTACGGGCTGAAACTGAAAGAAGAAACGCAGCTTCTGAAGGGACTTGGCACGGGCCGCGAGTTGAACGGTATCCAGACGCAGGCCACGGCATACACGCCGGAATCTCCGCAACTGACCAATGAAATCGACATCATCCGTGATGCGATTACGCAGGCCCAGGTTGCAGAGTACAGCCCGAACTTTATCGTGCTGAACCCGGCTGATTGGGATTCGATCCAGCGCCGCAAGGTTGGTTCGTCTGATGACCGCTATGTTTACGGCGATCCGAACATGTCCTGGAATGCAACGCCGCTTTGGGGTCTGACTCCCATCGTGACGAACTCGCAGACCGCCGGCACGTTCCTGATCGGTGACGTAAACGGCGCGGCCATCTTTGACCGCCAGCAGGCAAGTGTTGAAGCTTCCTTCGAGGATTCCACCAACTTCCAAAAACTGATGGTTAGCCTGCGGGCTACCGAACGGTTGGCGTTGGCAGTATTCCGTACCGAGGCGTTCATCACTGGTTCGCTCTAAATCGGCACTCCGCTGATGAAGGATTGGCCCGCTTCGGCGGGCCTTTCCTTTTTAGGTACTGACGATGTTGAAAGTTAAAATCCCATTTGTAGGCAATGGCTACAACATGCCGGACGCTGGTGCGTTAATCGACCCGCCGGAGGATGTTGCAGAATACCTGGTCGAGATAGGTGTTGCTGAACCATATGAAACGAAAGTTCAGCCGTTGCCGGAGAACATAAAAAAAAACGAACCATCGGCATTATCGCGTCCGGGCCGAGTGCGACCAAAGAGGACGCGGAAAAACTCAAAGCGGCCTGCGAAGAAGTCATAGCGGTAAATGATTCTTGGCGGTTATGTGAACCGTGGGGTGCAGATCACATTTGGGCAACGGATTATCGGTGGTGGAAACACCATATAGCAGACATTACTCAAGACTTCGAGGGTGAGTGCTGGACGCAGGACGTTCAGTGGCCGAAGGATGAAGGCCCAGAACAATGGGGCATCAAGTGTCTGAAAGCGGACGTAAACGCAAAGGGCTTGAGCCGTGACCCTGAGAGGGTCCATACGGGCAGCAACAGCGGTTATGCGGCACTGAACCTTGCGTACCATTTGGGCGCAGAGAGAGTCCTGCTGCTGGGCTATGACATGATGGTCCGCGCAGGGAAAAGGCACTGGTTTGGCGACCATCCGCAAGGGATGGACGTAAATAGCAACTATGCATCATTTGTCGCTAGATTCCGCACGATTAATCCAGCGGATTACGGCATAGAGATTTGGAACGTGACGAGGGAGACAGCACTGGACTGCTTCCCGCGTTATGACCTTGACGAGATTAAAGGCATGGTGAGATGACTGTAAAGTGGAACGGTGAAAAAGCCTTTTTTGGCGATAGCGTTGTTGTCCCAAATGAAAGCGGCAAGGGTCTTAAAGTCGGCGGTATTTACGATTTCGAGGCATGGGGATGGCGTGACATCACCAGCCCGATTGAGGTCCGGGGTGTGGCCGCAACCGATCCGGCATGGGCGCAGGTTGGCTCCACGGACTTTTACGCTTACCAGTTTGGAATTGGCGATTACGTTTGGCAGACGGCGCACATTCCACATGACATCGTTCCCGGCACACCTGTTCATTTCCATGTCCATTGGTTCCCCGGCACAGTTTCCAGCCCGATGGACCTGGGTGCGGTTACTTGGGAGTTCGAGTATGCCTATGCGAAAGGCTTTGACCAGCAGGCATTTGACTTTGCCCATGCCACCAGCCCGCTAACGAATAGCGGCACGGTCTAGTGGTCACGGAGACTGCGGCGGTCATCATTCCAGACCTGACCGAGCCAGATGGATTAATCCACTACCGTGTTGGCCGGATTAACAACCAGACTTCCCCGATTGCCAATAATGCCGAAGAAATATTCGTGCTTACAACGGACATTCACTACCAGTCCACGAACATGGCCACAAAAGGCAAGGCACCAGACTTTTACACCGGCTGATTATGCGCGGCCTTATCTTAGGCACTGGCTACAGCCTACGCCAACAGATTGATTTAATACCGCGCTTCGATGGCCTGGTGTTTGGGCCGAATAACACATCCAAAGACTTTGATTTGGACGTTTGGCTGGCCTGCGATCCAGCATGGCATGAGCATTACGGGCGGGTTGAAGGAGACTTCGATAAGTGGCACTGGTCGCGGGAAGTCTGCGATGCATTCGGTTATCGCTACGTTGAGGGTGTTTGGCACGATGGCTTATGGCTGGCCGATAAGACAAAGATCAGCCTGAACCACGGTTCAGCACCGCAGTTAATTAACTTGGCCGCGAATCAGTACGGGTGCGATGAGATCGTGCTGGTTGGGCATGACTTCCACTATGACGCACCGCAGCGGCATTACTTTGACGATGTAAGCGACAGACCCGGTGAATACCCGGCACCGCTTAGAAAGTTCAGCAAGTTCATCAAGACAAATGGACAGGACGATCTACTGGCGGTGTACGGCAGGATAAAAGACAGCATCGAGGGAACGGGGATAAAGATTGTGAATTGCACACCAGAAAGCAAGTTGCACCATTTCCCGTTTGATGAACTCTGGGCGTATTGCGGGTGAACAACACCATCATTACAGATATTAAAAAATATAAGAAGGGTTGGTCGGGTGGACTACCGGAAACGCCTTGCGGATTCGGGTCACGCTTGGGGCAGACCAAAGTGCAGCGCCAATGGATTCCGGCAATGGTGGAAAAGTACGGCATACGCACCATCAACGATATAGGCGCGGGCGACCTGAACTGGATACCAAGTGTTGATTGGCCGCATCCGGTTGAATACATGGCTTATGACCTGGTGCCGCGCCATCCATCCGTGCAGGAGTTCGACCTTTTGCACACTGTCCCGCCCGCAGCAGATTTGTCTATGTGCCTGTGGGTGTTAAACCATATGCCGCCAGATCAGGCGATGGTGGCGCAGGATAACCTGCTGGCGAGTGGCAGTAAATATTTAATGGTTACATGGTGGGACGAGATGGATGACTTTCTCGACCTAGAACCTATCGAGGAAACCATAATCAGAACAGCGTGGCCGCGTGGCCGCAAGATTGACTACTGGATAAGGCTGGTCAAATGCTAACCGTCTGGTCTGTTTGTTGGGGTGATAAGTATCCCGATTACTGCGTCCAAAGGTTGCAGCGCGCGGTTGCCGAGAACCTGTCTGTCCCGCATCAGTTCAAGTGTGTAACAGACCGGGACATCGAGGGCGTGGAGTGTATCCCGCCGATTAACGACCTGCCGGGATGGTGGGGCAAGGTCAACCTGTTTTCATGGGATGTCTGCGATGACCAGAACATCTACCTTGATTTGGATGTGGTGATAACGGGTTCCATTGACTACCTGGCTGACTACGTTAGGCCGACCATATCAATGCCGTGGAATTGGGCGGCAAGCGGTCACGGTGGCTGTCAGTCGTCCGTGATGGCGTGGTCTAAAAACTACCAGACAAAACAGGTATATGACCTGTTCGACCCAGCCATAGCCCACTGGCCTCCAGTGAATAAGCCGGGTGTGCTTTGGGGCGACCAGGAGTGGATAACGCACCTCAGGGACACTGACAAGTTAATCGTTCGTGAGATACCCGAAGGCATCAAGTCCTACAAGTACCACTGCCGGGCTGGTTTGCCTGAAGGAACAAAGGTGGTTGTATTTCATGGGGACCCCAAACCCAGTGAAGTGAGGGAAGCATGGTTTCAGTGGTGATCCACTCGAACCCATCGCTGGACAATCAGCGGGAGACTGCCGGTTGGCTGAAAGAAGGTTTTAAGAAGCACGGACTAAACGCGCACATCACGGCAAGCAAGGATGCGCCGGGTGACGTTCATGTGATTCAGGGGCCGTGGTACGCCTATAACGAATGGCTGGGCAAGGATAATGTTCTCTGGCTGAATCGGTGCTTCTACGGTCATCCGCGTGGGGACGTTTCAATAGGCTGGCTTAAGCCCGACGGTACGCGGGACTTCTGCAACTTCGACATGGCATATCCGAACGGCGACCTGCCTGAGTTGCAACCGATGAAGGAGCGCACGGGCAAGCGGGCTTGTGCGATGGTCTTTGCAGACTACGGGCAAGACCCGGCCAAGATGATATTCGAGGCGCGG